CAATGGGATGGATTCGCGTTGAAAATGATCCACGAGCAAAAAGTATAAAAGAAAAACAAAAATTCGTTTATTGTATTAATACTACTTCCAAAAAAATAGAAATTGAAGACAACATTTTTATGGATTGGGACGAAGTAGATATTACAGATATTTTACTATTGAAAAACAAAAAATACATTTATACAAAAAAAGATATTAATACATATTTAAACAATGGAGTATTTATTGATACTTTAATCGATATGGAAAATGGAAAAAAGAAAGCAATTCAAAATATAAATGTGGGAGAGAAGTTAAAAAATGGAATAATTGTTACAGGAATAGCACATTCACTTCATTGTGAAGAAACATACAATTATTATAACGAAATGTTAAATTTAAAAGGTAACAATTTGATGTTTGAAAAATCTAATTTAGCAAAATATCATAAACAACATGTTAAAAACAATAAATTCAACAATAAATTATATCATATCATCACTGACAAAAAATACTTTTATATTGATAATGTCAAAATTTACGATTATAATGCTTGTTTAGAATACTTTTTAAATAATTAACATTATAAATCGAGATACAAAATAAAAACAAATAACTTTTAAATATTATCTATTTAATATTTATATGAGTAATATTTCAATCACTCTTAACCTTAATATTATTAATATGTTAATTATTTTAATAATCGCTGGTTTTATCATTAGTAATACATGTATCAGTTGTTTTAATAAAGAAGGTATGGCTAATATTCTATATAATACATCCGAAGGTGTTCATAATGATAAATATCAAAAAACATACCAACCTGGTGAAAATTACGAAAAAGTTCAAGCACCTTTAGAAGAAGGACAATTATTTTATTATGGAAATAATGATTTTAAACCGGAATGTTGCAAACATTCTACTGTTAGTGGTACTGGTGGATGTGCTTGTGAAACTTCTGAACAAAAAAGTTATTTAGCATCTAGAGCTGGAAATAAAAGTATTTCGTTTGATGATCAGCAATATTAAACAATTAAGTTTATTATTATTTAATAATTCATTTTATATATATTATATATATACCATGAATAACAAATCAATTATGTTCAAAAATATACTATATAATATTACCGACAACGGTGATATTGGAAATGGTTGGAAATATATAGAAGTTATTAACAAAAAACAAGAGTTTTCTCTCCCAAAATGTCTTTACTATAAAGGTAAATCCATGAAAGATTTATTAAGTTACACCGAATATGTAAATCATTTAGACATTGGAAAAGATTTCATTAATGATTTTGTAAAAGATATTTTTAGAGATTGTTATCCAGGTAGTAAAAACCCTATTTGTAAAGTAAAGGAAAATTTGATGGTTGGGGGTAAGAAGATTAACAATTTAATTCTAATTAATCTTTTAGATGGTAATAAAGACTTAACCATGGATAAAGTGAAGAATTACGAACGAAAAGAAGACAACGTAATCTATGAAAAATATATAAGTAAACAGGAGGATTATAAAGATATTAATAACGCACCTGGATTAAAAAAAATAATAGAAGCTAAATCATTTTTAGATGATGTTGATTATTTTTTATCTAATTTTGATAATAAAACGTCCGAGATTAAACAAAACGAAATAATAGAGAAAAATCAAGATAATATAATAGTGGAACAAATGAAAGACTTTATGGAAAGAAAATTGAAAGAACATTTAAAAAAAAATCCCCCTGCGCCAAGTTCAAGCGAAACACTAAACAATCCGCCTCTAAAAGAGAAAGAAACTCAAAAAGCAGCAGAAAGTAATAATGTTAAATTAGAAGTAGAAGGAGAAGAAGAAGCTCCAAAAGAGGGTGAAGCAACTACGGAAGCTCCAAAAGAGGGTGAAGAAAAAGAAGAAGATACATCGGATAAAAATATAAAAGGAAATGCTAGAGATGATACGAATGCAGAAGGAGAAGGAGAAGGAGAAGGAGAAGATCAAACAAAAGGTGAAGCTACTACGGAAGTTCCAAAAGAATTTTCAAAAAATGTTGATTCATTTTTTAAGGATAAGGGAATTCTTGATATCGCCCCAAATGATTTATCCCAGTTTAAAAATGATAATAAAAGACATTTCCCAGATAAAACGGAAAAAGAAAAAGTAGAAATAATGGATAAGTTTATAAAAAAAAAAATTGGACAAAAAGAAGAAAATGTTATTGAAACATTAAATACAAAACTAGAACAAATAAATGATGATAGTAACAATAATGATAATGATAATGATAATGATAATGAAGGAGAAGATGAAACAGATACAATCGATACGAACAAATCAAATGTTAAAGATGATAGTGTTGAGGAAGATAATAATGATAGTAACAATAATGATAATGATAATGAAGGAGAAGGTGAAACAGATACAATCGATACGAACGAATCAAATGTTGAAGATGATAGTAACAATAATGATAATGATGATAGTAACAATAATGATAATGATGATAGTAACAATAATGATAATGATGGCGAAGCAACTACGGAGGAAGATCCAATGGCATCAAAATTGAACAAATTAAATGAAATATTTAAACATCATAAAGAAGGCACATGGGAGTTGACAGGCGAATCTGAAAAAACGCCAGCTAATATTTACTATTTCAATCCAACAAGCGAATCAAAATTATTATTATACTCCGACGTAAACCATACAGCTTTCGAAACAATCGAAAAAATTGAGGATAATGTTTATTTATCATCAGGAAAAGAACCCTTCTCATACGGAAAACTAATATATAACGGAGATAAATCAGACAAAAAAGATAAATCAAATATAGAAAATATTATTCATTATTTAATTGCCAGAGATATAGTGAAAGGGGATACAGATAAAGAAGCCGAAGTAAAGGGAAAAGTTACAAACTATAATGAATCAATGGATAAATTTAAAAGAATTTATGGAGAAGAAAAAACTCTATTTAGTCCATCAAAAAAATAGAAATCTAATATCATATTTAACATTAATTATATATGATAACAAATAAAACATTATTATGTTTTTTTTATATTAGTATTATGTAATTTAATACATCTTACCTTTCCTACCTTGTGTTGGTCTGTTATTGTAATATTTTTCCCAGATATTTCACTATATTCGTTTTGGAAAAAGGCTTTATTATCTATAATAGATTGATAACCGTCTTCGTATGTAGTTAACATACTACCAAAATATCCTCCACTTATATCCGTATTATCTGGTGGATATCTAGCGCAATGGTTATTCTTTGTAATTTGATCAGGAAAAAATGAAAAAAAAGCATTGGATACATCTACCGTTTGATAATAATTCAAATAACCCTTATTCATTGCTAAAAGTGTTGCATGGTCCATGGTTTGTGACAATTTACCATCTTTTACTTTATGAACCTTTGAATTTGCATTATTAATATCACAAAATAAATGTAAACTTTTCTTTGATTTTATATAGTCGTAAGCTGATACTTGTTCAGTTATTCTTGTAGGATTTTTAAAACTTCCACTCATAATTAGTATATTATAAGAAAATATTTATTAATTTTGTTTTTAAAATTAATAAGATAAATACCGATATTTTATTATATAATATTTTATTATATGGACATTTGCCTACAACTTGATAAATATTCAAAAAGTGATTTATACGATATATTTGAATTAAAACAAGAAGAAGTAACAAAATTAAATATTCATCATAAATGTTTAAGTTATATAAATGAAATAGAATCAAATCAAAGCATTGCTCTTAAAGAAAAAATACCATTAGTAGATTTTTTAAAAAAAGCAATGAATAGACTAATTCTTCTTAACAACACATTAACTATCACACAAAAAGAATTCACTGGTAATTTAGAAACAAATGAAATTTATGATCCTAGACACTCTATCATCAAAAAAAATCCTAAATCTACAGTTGCTGCAAAAATTAATCCTTTAATACGAAACACAGTTGGGTATGTTTTAAATATTAATACAATGTTTCGTAATGATTATTATAATACAAGGTCAACTGATTTCCAAATCGATTTAAATAATAATTTATTAAATGTTACAGGATTAACTTTACAATCAGCAGAAATACCTGATTTATACTATACATTTTCCAGTGTTAATAAAACAAATGAATTTTCTTTAGAATTTTTTGATATCAGTAGTAACAATCTTGATAACGCGAATGTTAGCACTGATGTTAGTATAATCAACCAAAGTAAAAAAACGGTTAGAATTAAAGACGGTATTTATACACCACAATCATTAATGAGTTATTTAAACGAATATGTATTTAATGATACTAGTGATAATAAACTTAGTAGAGTAGGTGCTTATTATGATGAAGTAACAAAAAAATTTAACTTAGTTCGTGATATCAGAGGTACAAGTAATGGTGGTCAACCAGTTCAAAACTTAGCAGGTGACCCTATTGAATTAAGATTTAATATAGATTGGAGAGTAGAAGGAGAACCAAATCGTCCCATACAAATGAATATGGGATGGATGCTGGGTTATAGAAAACAATATTATAATTATGAAACGGATTATGTGAAACGAAATCAAGCAAATACAACATCTGTTCAAGGTTATTCACCAGAAGGAATGTTTAATACTGACGGTAATCGTTACTTATTTTTAGCTGTTGATGATTTTAATAATAATTTTCCACAAACAATATTCTCTCCATTTCAAGAATCCGTTTATACAAATAATAATATTTTGGCTAAATTGGTAAAAAACGCACAAGGAAATTATAATTACGAAAACCCTGATGTTGAAAAATTCTATGTCAGAAAATACTTTGGACCAGTTAATATATCTAAACTTAAAATAACAATATTAGATGAATTAGGGAGAGTAGTTGATTTTAATAATACGGATTATTCATTATCTTTGCGAATAGAACAATTATATAATACAAATTCAAAAAATGCTTAATAATGATATCTATATTTAATTTTTTTAAGATAATTTGATCTAACATATGGAAGCATTTCATTAGCATTATTTTTTGAATTATCATATTTATCTTTTGTTTCTTTTAAAAAATAACCAACAAAAAATCCACTTGTAAATATAAAAATAGTTTGTATATTTTTATCCATACTAAATAAATACAATATTAAAAATATTCTATTTATTTTTATTTTATAATAATTATATCAAAAAATATACTTTCGTATGTAATAAGTTTAATATATTTTATTTAATTATATTAATACTAAGATGCTCTTTAAAATATTATTATTTTTGTTATATATATATCATACTACATCAACATTAACTAAATCCTGTACTGGACACGATGGCTGTAAAAATGAAGAGTGGATAGGGTCATATGAGGTTACTTGTAATGGTGGCGAAAGAATTTGTCATAACACAGTATTAAAATGCGGTAGAGATAATTGTAAAATTATAGTAAAAGGAAGCGGTCATGATGCGTACCAAAATAGCATTGTTTATGCACAAAATATAAAGCGTGGAGGAGGATTCATATTAAATTGTAAAGCATCTGGACAAAGAAAATGTAAAAATAATATTATTTATTGTCCTAGAGAAGTTGGAACAGAATGTGTATGTAAAAATTGTGATTCTTCTACTATTATGTATTATAAATATGGAACATATATTTCCAGTGGTGGAGCAACATCGAAATACTATTGGGACGGACCAGTTGTGTGTGATGGAAAGGTAGAATGTGACAGAGATGAAAACACAAAGGATTTAGATTATACATCTGGTCCTAGTTTTTATTATATGTATAAAGGCTATCCTTCTATGACAAGTACATATGATATTGATTTATATGAAGATAAATACGGAAATAATATTGATTATCCAATGTTTATTGGTGAATATTATAAAACATGGTCATACGTATCACAACCTGGTCAAACTCCCTCTTATAAATATAAACTGGTAAATTATAGCAATGTTTATGGTATGAGAGGAAAAGTTTGTAGAAGAAGATATAATGAAGGTATGAGTTATTATTATTATAAGGGTAAATGTCTTGATTATAAATACGGTGACCCTTATGAAGGATTTTGGGTATTAGGTGAGCCAGCACAAAGTTGTACCAATGCTTGTATAAATTATAATATGACTTGTGATAAACAACAACATCTTGCTCATTTACCTGAATTAGAAACGGGACCAGATTTCGGAGGAATACTTCATAGATTTAATGCTACTTGTGATAGTTATACTATTGAATATCAAAACGGTAAAAGAACACCAGTATATAATGCTTTAACAAGACAATGTATATTATCTAATTCTACAAGAACCGGCAACAATTGGTATTGCAATGAACCGCCTTGGACAAATGGTGCTGCTGACGAAGATAAACGTAGATTATGCTGGTGTGCACCTACAATATTTAAACCACAAAAAGTTTGTGATGTAAATAAAACAATGTGGATAAACACTACAAGATGGATAAACACTACCAGGTGGATTAACACTACAAGATGGATTAATACTACTAGATGGATTAATACTACTAGATGGATTAATACTACTAGATGGATTAATACTACTAGGTGGATTAACGCTACTAGGTGGATTAACACTACAAGATGGATTAACGCTACTAGATGGATAAATCAAACAAGATTTATAGATAAAGAAAAAATAAAATGGATCAATCAAACAAGATTTATAGATAAAGAAAAAATTAAATGGATAAATCAAACCAGGTGGAAAGATATAGAAAGAATAAAATGGATTAATAAAACCGGATGGATTAATAAAACAAATATAATAAATGTAAAAAAAATAATAGAAAAAATTAAATGGATTAATAAAACAAGATGGATTGATAAAGAAAAAATTAAATGGATTAATAAAACAAGATGGATG